TTCCCGTTGTATTTGGTAGCGGACGAATTGTTGTAGGTGGCATTTGTGCCGGTTGTGCGGGTTGTGCCGGTTGTACTTGTGCCTCTGCTAGCGCTTCAACCTCCGCTGCCTCATTCTGCGCCTTATTCTTCCGTGTTGCCGCATCTGTCTTATTCTTCTTGTTTTTCCTTGTAAACATCTTGTTGAAAAAGGACTGCGGCTTCTTCACGACTGACTTAAAAAGATCCAAGAGCGCCGCTTGTTGGATAGGTGTTTCCAGTGGTATCGCCCATCCTATCAAATTCTTTATTGTTTGATATTGTCGTGGTGTGGCGTTTTCTAACCATTCTATGATATCTTGTAACTTGCTTGAGGTAGGTTTTGAGTAAAACTTGTACGGTTTATTATCAGCTGCTGTAATCGCATTACATATTGCGTAATACGCCATATCTACTTGTGCCTGAACTTGTAGATTGGATGATAATTGTGGTGGTATATGATTGCCGTCAAACGCATTCTTTAAGAACGCATCATTTATTGTGATGGACCGTCCATCTGGTGTAGGACGAGGAATATTACGCTCCTTATAGAATAAGTATATCAACTGCGGGCTAATATCTAACACATAATTCTTATTCTTCGCAAATAGATCACGAATAAGAAGGTAATCAGTTATATGTCTACCTTGAATATTATAGTTAAACCCAAAAGCAGCCGATCCAGCATATTTAATATCCTGCGTTGTAAGAATTGTTAGATTGTGAATGTCCGCATTTTTATACTGTTGGTCTACTTTTGTATCACGAACCGAAATATCTACAGCGTTAACTGAGGTAGGTGTTTCTAAATTAATATGGCTTCCTTCTCCTGAAGACCAATCAGCATGTTGGAAAAAGTAGGTGCGTTCACTGGGTGTTCGTTCCACGGATTGATAGAAACGCTCAAGAAAACCTGCAGCCGTTTCTCCTATTTTATTACATCCGTACGCTAAGATTGGATTTGGTCTCTCCCCACCCTTAATAAAATTACGGTATAAATCATTCAGGTCCGATAATTTATCTTTTGGAACGTCTAAAAATTTTAGGGAAGCCAACTTTTTATCCTTTGCATTTTTTATTGCTTTTTGCCAATCATTTATAAATCTTGTTTCGGTCTCTTGGTTTAATGACGCAATGTTTAAATCTATGGCTTCCTGATTCTTGACTGAATAAAAGTAGTAAAGTGAACGCTTGAACTCCTCTTCGTGACTTTCGCGATCAGTCGGTCTAGGTCTTCCTTGGCATTGGTTGTTGATTTCCTCTGTATCAGGCACAACACTTAATATGCCTGCCGGCGTTGTTCCCAAATTGATCTCCGTTGATCTTTGTGTAAACGGGGATTCACCTTGGTGATTATCGGATGGCTCCTCCTGCTCAGGTCCGCCCAATGGTATTTCTGCCGATCTTTGTGTAAACGGAGATTCACCTTCATGATTGATAGGTGAGCGTTGGCGCAACATAGGATTTTCACCTTGGAACGTATCATTTGGACCACCTAAATTGATATACCCTTGTGTCGGTGGACCGCTGCTCAATGGCTTCTTGCCAAACTTACGTGTATACCATGACGGTTTATTCGGCGCGGTTGCTGGACTATTGAAATTTACTTGTGTTCCCTGCGGAGTAAATGGCGACTTCTTTCGTCGTGTGAACCATGATGACTTTGGTTGAGGACCTTGTGTAGGTCCTGTAGGTACATTTTTCATGATTGGGGGTCGTACCAATCCATCGGCAGGGGGCTGAGAGACCGATGAAATAGTAGATGGACCTGACGCTGTTGATTTATCGTCTCCAGGTTCAGCATTTGGTAAAATAAGTGTAAATAATTTATTAACATCAAATGTTTGAGAAGCAGCCGGGACTGCGACTGCTGCTACTGCTGGCACTTCTGCGCCTTTCAATAATAATGTAAATAGCCTATCTATATCATTTACATCCTCTCGTCTCGGTTGTAAATCGTTCAGGACTGAATCATTGATGGCAGTTGATAAATCTGCCAACGGCTTCTTTTTCTCCCAATTTAATTTATGTGCTATATCACTACGATTTCGTGCATTAAACAGTGTCGTCCATAATACATGATGAACCACTTCACACTCTTTGGATAGGATAACACTTGAATCGGATTGACATTGCGGCAACTGATCAAAGAATTGTGCCAAATATGGCTTTAAAGCTTCTAAGGCTTTTGGTTCGCCTAAATTAATCCCTAATGCAGTGAGAATTTCAATCTCTTCCGGCACTAATTGACTTTTTGGGTCCGCCGGATTCGCAAAATATGCTTTCCTTCGTGCGGAATCAAGGCGTCCCACAGGAAGTGAGAACCCCTTATTCGCCAAATAAATTGTAACAGACATCTGTCTCCCTACTTAGGGATTCTAAACGATATATGCCTTTGATGACGAATACATTTTTGCTTCGGTCTAAATGAATCTCCTTTTTCTATGCCTAGAATACACTATGACCGACACCACTTCGGCACAAGATAGTACGCCTGTTGCATCCTCTGGTTTGGAGCGCCGCGCCATCACCTTTAAGAACCAGAAGCGGGTCCTCTGTAAGCAGGATCAGGTCGTTCTTTGGCTACAGGAATTTTACACTATTCCGGGCAACCTAGAAAAACTACTATCAATTCTACAGGGAAAATCGGAAATCAGCCTTCGGCTTGTAGACTACTTCGTAACCAACTATGCGAAGAAGATGAACACTTCGTTCACAAAAGAGAACCGCCATTTTCTTGTATATTTTAACTATAAGCGTGAACTCAACGCATATTCTAAGCGTCTATTTGATCCGTTTTGCCGTCGTGAACGTATTCAGTTTGAGGCGCGCGGACAGGAGCCATTTGTTACCACTGTAGGACAACTGAACTTTTTCCGCTGGTTTATCGAGAAGGAGATTTATGATTATGTGCTTAAGAATCGTGAGACGATTGAGAAGGATATGAATAATACGCTAAAGGAGCATTATTCGCGATCCAATAGCACCGTATCCGCTGGGGGTTCTGAGTCTCTAACAAATAGCGTAAGTTCAACGGGGTCGGCTGCGGGTTCCGATATCTCGGTTGCTACAGCGCCGGTTGCCACTACTACTACGGATGGTGTCAAGACATCCCGAAAGAAGCGTTGCGAGCTTACTACATCTGCCATGAAGAAGGTAAACATCCACGAATGCGAGATCGTTGTGTCATTTAGTTGAAATATATATTCATAAAATAAGATGGGTGCGTTGGGTATTCTTACCGCGCTGGGAATACGCATTTATCATTTTCTGCTCTGCTCGCTTATCATCTTTGGTTCCCTATTTTCTACATCATTGTGGGAATGCCTATTTATTTTAATGCTGCTTGTAATCGTCCATGTATCACAAAGGACATATAACCGATGTATCTTTACAGAGATTGAAAAGATAGATGGCATTCCTAGTATGTCGGAAGTGATGTTGACCGTTGTTTCAGGGTACAATATGGATATATCAAGAGAAGCATTTGAACTGTTGTTAACGAATATATTCATATTTATTATTTGCTTTCGTATGGCATGTATGGTGGTAATACCACCAAAAATACTATTTGCTTAGATCTATTTCTTGAACACCATCTCAATAACAAATAACTGGCTTGGATTACGGGCTGGCAATATCTTATACTGTCTAGGATACTGCCTGACTGAATGAAGAAGACGCACTTCGCACCAATGCTGATAATTGTCCTTCTCTTTTGCGCTCTTTGCTTTTGTGTTTTTCCATTCCTTCAAATTCTTATTATGCCATGCGATACCATAACGATCAACATCGTTGCCATCATCAATCGCAACCAAGGCAACAGGGAAATTCTCCCAAATACCCTTGCGTAGTTTGAGATCCGGTACCTTGAATCCTTCTAATATCTCCTTAACATCCGCAGTATTCCGCTTTGTATTATTTTTCGGTGAAGGAGTGCGGGATTTGCCGGCTTTTCGGGTTTTATTGTTCTCCAACGCTAAATTTCCCCATGCAATATTTCCTTTTAACATTGCCTGATAAATAGGATCCTTCGCAAGTGCTTCCGCTAGTGCCTTTCCTGGCGATTTCGGCGATTTACGCGTCTCTGGCATTCTTACAATGGACGATGAATTACTTCTTGTTCGCCGTGCGCCAGTCATCCTGCTTCGGTCTTAGTAGTTCATACGCTTGTAGTGAATTAATATCCGTTGCCGCCTTGGGCGGTAGCCAACGGTCCATAAACTGCCGCTGAGTCAGGGACCGATCCGTATCCACACTCAATTCACGGTTGTCCTCGTATACCGCGGCATTGAGTTCGCGTATAATATTTCGCGACCCGTCCCCCTGTGCATCCAGTCGCTGCATATAGGGATTTTGTGACATTTCTTTGGCGGGATGCGTAATAGAACCTGCCGGCGGGGGTACACCCAGTGACTCCGCTGTTGCCGGTCCTCGTATTGGATCCGGTATATACTCTGGCTGATTTCTATACTTAACTGCGTTAGTACGTGACGGAATAGGATTCATATCCATGTATGCCGGAGGGTTGCGTTGTAGATTTGAAGAGGAGACTTGTGTCGGCGGTGTCGCATGAAAAAAGTCCCATGCGCGGCTATTAATGGCATCGCGCGCATTGTACTCCTTGCGAACACGAAGAATAGGACAGGTTTGTGGCGCTGCCGTGGGATCATGGAGTCCAGGATAGCCGAAGCGCTTTGACCGTTCGTAAGCGTCCCACCTCGCATCAATAGAATCATTAGCGTCCATTCTATCTTTGGGGTTTTTCTTATATGCAAATTAGAACGGACAGTCTAAACCTTTGACGCTTAATATTAATAATAAGATGTTCCGTGTAAAGACACGACGTAATAGTAAGCGGGCGACTTCTCCCACACCTGTGCTTCCTGTTTCTCCTATTGCCGGCGGTGCAGCAGAATCGGATATTTCAGGTGCTGCTGCGCCGGTTATTACCGATATCTCTGGGGCAATGGTCGGCGGTGAAACTGCCGATAAGCCAGCCTCATTTATGTCTCGTCTTACAAACTTCTTTGAGGCAGAATCGGCAGCGGCATCCACAACGAAACCGTGGCTGCGACTAGAGCGTGGACTGCGTCTACAAAAACTACGCACATTTGCCGAAACATATCCTGGATTGTCGGTGGATGAGAAGGAACTGTTAAATAAAGCATTAGCGAAGGCAAACGATTCTAAATTGCTCAATACGAAACAACAAATTGTATATGAAAACGGAAAGATATTGAGCATCCGTGGTTTAAAAATTGTTCGCGATGGAGATCCAACGCATCTCGCCTCTTTTAAAATTGAGGTGCCTCGCCAAACCAAGAAAAAAGGAAGCGAATAATACAAAATGTTTACCAATATAGAGATGCCTTACTCGGCATGTATTGAATGGTTTGAGGACTGGATATCGGTTGTAGCACCGACACTTATTGACGAGTACGACCTTTCCGCTTGGATGGAAGAAGAAATGGATACTGTCAATAAATTGTTTATTTCCGTGGCGTTTAAATCAATTCGTGCGAAAAATGACGCGATTCTTATTTTACGCGCATTATACTACGAGTATTTCCTCTTTCAACGCGATCTTGCGTTAAAAAATTTGGTCGCGAAACCTGAAAATGTAAAGCGACTCAAAGAGCTGCCACAGTCGGCGCAGAAATCTGCAGCGTGGCACAATGAGAGTCTTGAACTTCTAACAGGTCATGAGTTTGGGTCTGTGGTGTACGGGACACCGGCGGGGCGTGGACTTGTTATCGCAAAGAAGTGCGGAACACCGGTGGTGGTGAATGAGCATGAAATGGCATCGGCGTCGTCGTCGCAAATCGTGTTTACTTACGACAGTGAAGGAAAGCTATCGCCGTTCAAATGGGGCTGGCGTTATGAGCCGGTGGTTCGCGACGTTTACGAGCGATGTTTTGCGGAAGGGGCGGTCTTTGACGGTTTGGGACGCATTCGGCACCCGTTTCTGCCGCGTTTGGCAGCCTCACCTGATGGACTAATAGTCAGCGGACCCCGGTGCGGGCGCCTTGTAGAAATCAAATCGCCCATCACACGCGAGCTTACCGGTACGATTCCACCGGATTATTACTGCCAGATTCAACTTCAGGCGGAGGTATGCGATGTGGACGCCGTGGACTACGTAGAAATGCGGTTTACCGCTATGCTTGTGAAGGATGCCAAGTATTCGGCGGCGGTGGGTGCAAAGAATCCGTGGATGGGGAAGATTTGTGTTGTTGCTGCACCACCGGTGGCGGTACCAGTTGCTGAGGGAGAAGAGTCGGTAGAACCGCGGTCCAACCCTGAATCGTACCAATACCGATACAGCCCACTCTTTCCTGCGACCGAATCTGGTTTCGCGGATTGCTGTGCATGGATGCCTACAGATATCAGTGGAATGGTAATGCTGGAAGAATCGGTATGGTATGTCCACGATTTATTTACAAAAACATACATGCGTAATCGTCGCTGGTGGGCAGAGGTCGGTCAACCCGCATATGAGAAGTTCTGGCGTGATGTGGAAACTGCGCGTCGCGACGGAACTTATAACGAAAAGCCAATGTTTATGGATGAGAGTAGTGACGATGAATCTGTAGAATCGGTCAAAGATGTATGGGAAGGAGTTACTACATCTGAGGAGGAGAAGGAGCGCATTGAGTAGACGGAGGGAAATCGGTGCCCGATTTAGGCGTCTGTCCTACTCCGCCCATAGACGGCTCGTAGAATGTACCTAAGAACTCATGAAACGGCGCAGAACAGGAATCGGGATAGGATCGGGGGTAGTTATTTGTGCGTTGTAAGTAATTCCGGGTCTTTTTCAATACTTCGCCAGCGTCATGTTGGTAGCATACCTGTGATGTCGTCTTATCCCAGCCTGCTTCCGCATCTAAAACAGATAATGGTTGAATCGTGGGTGCTAACAACTTCTCCGTCGTAACATTGAAAGCGTCACCAGGCGCATAAACGCTGCGATCCGATACACCCTCTGGCATCTTATCTTTTGATGTCTCATACTTCCAGTCCTTGAACCAGAAACGATTATTGCCTAAGTCAGCGGCATCTTGAAAATTCTCATGGAGCCGGCGCTTATTTAGACTAGAAAGACCAATTAAGGCAACTCCAAATACAAGAAAGGAGAATACAATCCAAGGCAACATCTTGTTAAGGGGTGCGGTAAAAAATTGAGTTCTGAAATGCGTCCAAATTCGTTGAACACATTTCACAACAATGGAACAGAACATGCAAGTCGTAAAGCGCGATGGTCGCCGTGAGGATGTTGCCTTTGAAAAGGTACAGGAACGCATTACAAAGGCAGCAGCCGGTCTCTCTGTCAATCCTACTAAAGTCGCACAGGGGGTGCTCGCCCGTATCGTAGATGGTATCACAACCACCGAACTAGACAATATTACGGCAAGCCTTGCCTATTCCTGGTCTACAATTCATCCCGACTATGCCGATCTCGCCAGCCAAGTTGCTATCAGCAATCACCAAAAAAATACACCGGCAACTATGCTTGCCGTCGTAGAGTTGCTAGAAGCCGTTTGTGACCGAAAGGGCGAGCCGGCATCCCTACTCGATCCTGCATTTGTTACGCTGGTAAAGGAAAACGCAGAGCTGATTGAGTCGCACATTCACTACGAGCGCGACTTTCTACTTGACTATTTTGGACTCAAGACACTTGAACGCGCCTACCTACTCCGTGATACGAACCGTCATATTGTTGAGCGTCCGCAGCATCTTTGGATGCGGGTTGCCCTTGGTCTATGGGGTGCCGATTTGAAGCGCGCCTTTGAGACATACGATCTAATGTCGCAAAAGTTCTATACGCATGCTACGCCGACGCTATTCAATTCCGGTACGAAGCGCCCACAACTCTCGTCGTGTTTCCTACTCGCGATGAAGGATGATTCTATTCGTGGAATCTACGATACTCTACAGGACTGTGCGCTTATTAGCCAGTACGGCGGCGGTATCGGTCTCCACATCTCCAATATTCGTGCTACGGGGTCGTTGATTAAGGGAACTGGCGGCATTAGCAACGGTATTGTGCCAATGCTCCGTGTATTCAATAATACCGCACGCTATGTGGACCAAGGTGGTGGTAAGCGTAACGGTTCATTCGCGATGTACCTGGAACCCTGGCACGCCGATGTAGAGGATTTCCTGATGATGAAGCGCAATACGGGATCAGAGGAGGAACGAGCGCGTGACCTCTTCTACGCCCTCTGGGTTCCTGACCTCTTTATGGAGCGCGTGGACGCTGGCGGTGATTGGACGCTTTTCTGCCCCAATGAAGCCCCTGGTTTGGCGGATGTTGTTGGCGCGGAATTCAAGGCGCTCTACGAGCGGTATGAGGCAGAGGGACGCGGGCGTAAGACGGTGAAGGCGCAGAAGCTATGGTTTAGTATTCTGGAGTCGCAGATTGAGACCGGCACGCCGTATTTGTTGTACAAGGATGCGGCGAATCTCAAGTCAAATCAGCAGAACCTTGGCGTTATTAAATCATCCAATCTGTGTACTGAGATTCTAGAGTACTCGGCGCCGGATGAGACGGCGGTCTGTAATCTTGCCTCTATGAGCCTGCCCGCCTTTGTAAAGGACGGCGCCTTTGACTTCAAGCAGTTCCGCTCGGTTGTCGGCGTCGTGATTAAGAATCTCAATCGTGTTATTGATATCAACTTCTACCCGATTCCCGAAGCAGAGCGCTCCAATAAGCGCCATCGCCCTGTCGGTTTGGGGGTACAGGGGTTGGCGGATGTGTTTGCCATGCTTGGACTGGCGTGGGAGTCTGCCGAGGCGGCGACGCTTAACAAGCGCATCTTTGCCCATATGTATTACGCAGCGGTGGAGTCGTCATGCGACCTTGCGGCGGCGGAGGGACGCTATGAGACATTTGTCGGTTCCCCAGCGTGGAAGGGTAAGTTACAGCCCGATCTATGGAATATTAACCCCCTTCAAGATGAGGGTCTGGACTGGGATGGGCTTATCAACACTGTGCGCCGCATTGGTATGCGAAACTCCCTCCTTATTGCTCCAATGCCTACCGCCTCCACAAGCCAAATCCTCGGCAACTGTGAATGTATTGAACCGTACGCGACCCATATATTCACGCGTCGTACCCTTGCGGGTGAATTCATCGTCATCAACAAGCACCTTGTCAAAGCACTCCTTGC